GAGTTAGATGAGTGGACTAAAGAGGGTATGCGGAAGAGTGAAGGAGACCTAAAGGAACTTGCTGACCTTGTGTATGTTCTCTATGGATATGCTATGGCAATGGATTATGATCTTGATGAGGCAGTCCGTAGGGTACATGAGAATAACGTAGGGCGCTGCATTCAGCCTGATGGTAGTGTCAAACGACGAGACGATGGGAAGATCAAAAAGAACAAAGACTTCCCTAAAGTGAACCTAACAGACTTAGTACAAGAATAAAGGAACGACTACATGAGCAATAACTACCTGCCTACACCCTATCAAAGTTTTATTCACAAAAGTCGTTACTCCCGCTGGTTGCCTGACCATAATCGTCGTGAAGAGTTCAATGAGACTGTTGATCGTTTTATGAACAATCTGGTGGCACCTGTCGCTGGAGATGATGGCCTCACCTTCGACGAGATTTATGACGCCGTTCTTTCCCTTGACGTGATGCCTTCGATGCGAGCCATGATGACTGCTGGTAAGGCTGCTGACCGTGACAATACTTGCATCTACAACTGTAGCTATCTGCCTGTAGATGATCCTAAGTCTTTTGACGAGGCCATGTTCATCTTGCTGTGTGGCACAGGTGTAGGCTTTAGTGTTGAGCGTCAGTACATCAACAAGCTACCAGAAGTGCCTGACAACCTCTACGACAGCGATACAACCATTGTAGTGAAGGATAGCAAGGAAGGGTGGGCTAAGTCCTATCGTCAACTCCTGAGCCTTCTCTGGGCTGGTGAGGTGCCTAAGTGGGATGTGTCTGGTGTTCGACCTTCTGGCGCTAAGCTGAAGACCTTTGGTGGTCGCGCCTCTGGTCCTGCACCTTTGGAAGACCTCTTCCGTTTTACTATTGACAAGTTCCGTGGTGCTATTGGTCGTAAGCTCTCTTCTGTAGAGTGTCATGACATTATGTGTAAGGTTGGTGAGATTGTTGTGGTTGGTGGTGTCCGTCGCTCTGCTATGATTAGCCTCAGTAACCTGTCAGATGACCGTATGCGTCACGCTAAGTCAGGTCAGTGGTGGGAGACCCAAGGTCAACGCGCTCTAGCTAACAACTCTGTGGCCTACAGTGAGAAGCCTGACGTAGAAACCTTTATGCGTGAGTGGACAGCCCTAGTAGAAAGTAAGTCTGGTGAGCGAGGTATCTTCAATCGTGTAGCAAGTCAGAAGCAAGCTGAGAAGAATGGTCGTCGTGACCCTAGCTTTGAGTTTGGCACCAACCCATGTAGTGAGATTATCCTGCGGCCTTATCAGTTCTGTAACTTAACTGAGGTTGTCGTTCGAGCTACTGACACTATCGAAGACTTGGAGCGTAAGGTTCGTCTGGCTACCATCTTGGGGACTATCCAGAGTACATACACAAAGTTTCCTTACCTCCGTAAGATTTGGCAAAAGAACACTGAGGAAGAGCGTCTGTTGGGGGTAAGTCTTACAGGTATTATGGACAACCCTCTGATGACAACAACCAACAAAGGATTGGAGAAGACTCTTGAGCATCTTAAGTCTGTTGCTGTTGATACTAACGCTAAGTGGGCTAGTAAGTTGGGTATTCCTGTTTCTACCGCTATTACCTGCGTTAAACCATCAGGAACGGTTTCACAGCTTGTGGATTCTGCTAGTGGTATTCACACTCGCCATAGTGAGTATTACATCCGCACTGTAAGAGGTGATAACAAAGACCCACTGACACAGTTTATGATTGATATGGGTGTGCCTAGTGAACCTTGTGTGATGAAACCTGACAACACCACAGTCTTTAGCTTCCCTGTTAAGGCTCCTGAGAGTGCTATCACACGGCATGATGTAGGTGCTGTAGAACAGCTAGAGACTTGGCTTATGTATCAGCGTCACTGGTGTGAGCACAAGCCTTCGATCACTGTAAGTGTTAAAGATGATGAGTGGTTGGATGTTGGTGCCTTTGTCTACAAACACTTTGATGAGATGTCTGGTGTGTCCTTCCTACCTTACGATGGTGGCACATATCAACAGGCACCTTACCAAGAGTGTGATAAAGATCGTTATGAGGAGGTCTTGAGTCAGATGCCTAAGACTATCGACTGGGCTAAGTTGGCTGAATATGAGGCTGAGGATAACACATCAGGTATGCAGACACTTGCCTGTAGTGGTGACTCTTGTGAAATTGTGGACTTGACATGACAGAAGATTATGTAGTTATCACCAGAGAAGGCTGTAGTTTCTGTAGAGAAGCGGGTAAATTACTACAAGAAAAAGACAAGCGTTTCCAGTTTATTTATCTTGAGGACGAACCTTACCTAGCCAAACTCCTTAGTATGGCAGCTTTGAGGACAGTCCCTCAAGTGTTCCTTGGTAACACTTACATCGGTGGTTACTCTGAGCTTCAAGAGCACTTAGGTAACGACGACTAAAGCAAGCACCTGAGCATGTGTCTAAAAGGCTCCACTTAAAAGAAGTACCAATGGAAACTCCTTGTATAAGAGTCTGCAAGTTAGAGGACGGAAAGTGTATAGGATGCGGTAGAACACAAGAACAGTTACGAATGTGGACAACCTATACTGACCAACAACGACAACAAATAATGGAGGACATTAACCGTGGTGCAGCAAAAGCCCAAGACACGGACTCGCCGAGCTAAGACTAAGCATGATGACCAGAAGCAACCTATTGAGTTGGTCCCTCGTAACACCAACCAACAAAGCTACTTAGATGCACTCAAGACTTCAGATCAGGTTATTGTCTTTGGACCTGCTGGTACTGGTAAGACCTATTGTGTAGCTACCTTTGCTGCTAATCAGTATCACCTTAAGAACGTACACAAGATTGTTATCACACGCCCTCATGTAGCTGTAGGTAAAGACATTGGCTACTTGCCGGGGACACTATCTGAGAAGTGTGAGCCTTGGGCCTTGCCTGTTATTGATGTATTAGAGAAGCACTTAACCAAGGGGGTTGTTGAGACTGGACTAAAGAACCAGAACATTGAGGTAGCACCTTTGGCTCTTATGCGAGGTCGATCTTTTGAAGACACCTTTGTTATTGTTGATGAGGCCCAGAACATAACACTACAAGAACTGAAGATGTTGGTTACTCGTATCGGTGAAGGCTCTAAGCTAGTTCTTAATGGTGACGTACAACAGAGTGACCTTAAGGAAGCTGATGGGTTGACTAAGTTGGTCCACTACACAAAGAAGTATATGCTGCCGATCCCTATTATTGAGTTTACTATTGACGATGTGGTGAGAAGTGATATATGTCGTGAATGGATCAAGGTGTTTACTGAGGAGGGAATCTAATGAGTACGTATTGCTGCATATCCTGTGGGGAACCCCTAGACTACCCCTCTGGGGATGGTTGTGCTGTTATGTCAGACCACAGACCTGATGAATACAGGAAGACAAGAGACTCTGCCAATAAGGTACGTAAACAATACTCTAAGACACTATGGAAGATTGGGGATAAAATGGGCAACTGGCACTACCAAGTAATGAAGAACACTGATGAAGCTGGTAACGAGTACTACGCCATGCATGAGTACTTCCCTATGGAGGATGGTCACATGTGGACAGAGAACCCTGTAGATGTGACTGGAGTATCCATCGAAGACCTTAAGAATTCTCTTCTGTGTATGTACCGAGATATTGACAAGCACGGTGTTAAGGACTACGGATGAGATACCATGAGTACATAAGCAAGGAGTATAGGGAATTGGATAACGTAAACCACCCCAAGCACTACGGCAACGGCAACATCGAATGCATCGACTACATTAAGGACTTCCTGAACCCTGATGAGTATCAAGGGTACCTGCGTGGGAATATAGCAAAGTACCTGCACAGGTTCCCTTACAAGAATGGTGTTGAAGACCTGAAAAAAGCAGAATGGTATTTAAAACGTCTGATAGAGGCACAGGGGAATAAGACATGATGATGATAATGACACCTGCACTACTCGTAGCTAATCTAATAGTGTCTCTTCTACTTGTTATGGTTGTTGGTTACATCTGGCGACTTATGACATCAACCTCAGTAGTCTTGACTTATGTGACACTTTACCTTAATGATGAGTTTGAGGACTTTGGGAGTAGGCACTTCGAGGATGATTGACATACTTACTCTGGTTGGTGTAGTGTTCCTTTGCTATTGGGTGCTTAAGAACTACCCACCAACACCACCTTATGATTAGGAGAGAATACAAATGAAACTGCTTTACACACTTGCCCTTGTGATGACACTTGGGTCTACAGCAACAGCGCAAACAACAGAACAGTGTTACCAAACCTCAGAACTTCTGTACACTATGGCTGAACACCGTGACGATGGGTTTGAGCCTCAGAAAGCACTAGAGACACTCTTGCTTATGGGCTTTCCTCGTGACACATCACAAGAAATGGTTCTGTATGTTTACTTTGTCGAAGGGGAGAGTAGCCCCAGTAAAGTCCAAGAGAGTTTTATGAATAAGTGTGCTGGCACTACAATGTGATAAGACGATTGAATACAAAAAAAAAACCCCACTAGATTTCTCTAGCAGGGTTCTATAGAGGCTCACTTGGGGAAACCTGAGTGGGCTTTTATTTTTTCTTAAACAGTGACCTTATCCACCTAGCGATCTCCCCCGGCGATGGAAATAGCCACCCAAGGATCAGCAACAGGATAACCCAAGCAGGAACCTCATTGACTACTACAGTCTCAACTCTATCGGCACTTACTTTGTTGGTGTCTGAGGTCTGCTTGATGTCCCTAGCTTTAGGTCTCACCAGTTTCTGTTCTGTTATGGTTGTGGTTCCTACAGTCTGGTTGTTAGTCTTACCTGCCTGAGTATTAGCAGCAACATTAGGGCCTCCTCCAGTCAACAAACTAAGAGGGTTACTTCCGCAACTGCTTAGCGGCAACGTCAAGACCAAAAGCAGCCCCAGCGAATACCATAATCGGCCATACGACAACATTGACCATCTCCGTATCTCCTGTGTACACCACGTAGCCCAAGCCTATCAACAGGGCAGCAGCGACTTCACGTTTCCAAGTCTTCTTGGGTTTAGTCTCTTCGGTCATTGTTTTCCCTTTCGATAGCTTCTCGAATAGCCTTTAGGTTCTCATCAATTCTAGCAAGCATTACGGACTGGTCCTGCACAACATTTTCAAGAGAAGAGATACGAGTCTCATGGATAGTATACACCCGCTCAAGACGATAGGCATTGTTATCTACATCATTACGTAGGGTAGCTACAAACCAGATGAGAGCAAAAGTCTGCGCTACTATGGCTAAGATAAATGTAACAGGGACACTCTTGCTTAAGTGCCACTGGTTGTCTTCCCTTTTCATGGGTACACCTTTCTGTCAAGTTCGTGGTGAGGTGAATCCCAACCCCAATCGTGTCCATGCTCTACAACAACATCAAGCTCCTCAGCAGCCCTAGCCATAGCCTCTACGATAGGAATGAAGGCTTCTTTCTCCCAAGTCACAGGATAGGGCACAATGTCTACAGCATGACCTGTGAGATGCCTTGAGTTCATCGTCTGAGATGCACCCTTGGCTACTAGTTGGCGTTGGCGTTCAATGTGGCGTACACCTTCGATTACAACAAAATCAGCTTCAGTGATCTCAATGGCACGTTTCACTACAGCAACCAAATCAGGGTGTACACCTGAGAGGTTCTGCATACTTCGTTGGCTTAGTCTGTAGGTCATATTCACCCCTTCGCTAAGATGTAAGAGAAATCAGAGGAAGACGTAAACTTCCCAATGAGTCCCGAAGTATTTTCAGAAGTAATCCTCCTCTGACGAAAGAACCAAGAGTTCTCACCTGACCTTTCAGCAGAGATTTGATAATACCCATCAGTACTAGGAGACTGGTTATCAGAGGTTAAAAGAAAAGCTGATCCAGCAGCACAAAACACAGAGTCAAAACCATTTATAGCAGAAGTTTGAAATGTTATGGACTCATTTACATTAGCAGGTATAACCCCGGCATCCCCCACTCTAGTTAAGACAGATTCGGAATCCCACATAGTTTGACCAGAAGAATTAAACACAGCCATGCCATAGTTAGTCGGAGGGGGTAGGTCAGTCCTTGGGCCAAATACTTTATAAGACAAGGAGGGTTGATCCGAACACAAATCCCCCAGATATGCATTATCACCAGTTATAGGCAAATTGAAGCTAATCCAACTACCAATATTACAAACGGAAGTACCATTAAAGGATCTATAACTATCATTCCAGTTATTTCAGGTATCCACGCAAGTAAACCAGTTGCTGGGGTTGTTCCACCATCAGGTGAAGCAGTATATAATAATTGTCCTACAAAGTTAATTAAATCTGCCATATTTAAACCCCCTTTAAATATTTAGGCTTTATTATCTTAATGAGAAAATTCTTCCTAGCAATCCAAATGCTAGACCAACTACCATTATT